CTCATCTACAAGTTCCCACTCGTCTAAGTCCTCATCCTCTCCTAACCCTTCTAAAGCCTCAAAGATTTTATCTAAGTGTTCGTCAGAGGTGTCCTCTTTATCTTGCTTAGACATCTTCACTCCAGTTTCTTCTTCGACTTGCTCTTGTGTTAGTGCGTTTTCTAAATCGGTAAACTCTAACGGCTGAAGCGTTTTAAAGTACAGTTTAAGCGAGATATTATTGAACGCTAGTATCTCATCAAAGGCATCGATTAAAAGTGTCTGAAACGGTCTAATAACGGTGTTATCCATTAATGTAGAAGCCGTCTTTAACTCGTCTGCATTGTTACCTAGTCCTGAGTTATCTTTAATTCCTAAAAGCATCGGTGAAACGACACGGTGAGATACCATTATCTTACGCATTGACTCATCCGATAAGAACTGATACTGGTTGTGTGCGTCTGATAACTGAACAGGGTTAATAGAAGCTGCACTCTCTGCTGAGTCGTTAAACGCTAATATAAACTTACCCGCATTAGAAGACCCTGAGAACTTCTGATAGATTCTGTTCTCAATGAGTTGTCTTTCCTCTTCGTTAGGTACTCCGTTGTTGAAGTTGATTAACATAGACGGAGCAAGTCCGTTCATTATGTTGTTTAGGTGGTAATTAGAAATCTCCTCTTCTAACTCTGCGTACTGTAACCCTCCTTGATAATCTACAGGTGAGTAATACTTGAATCCTGCTCGGTAAGGTTTTACGAATAATATCTCAATCGGTTGTTTAGAGTAACCAAATGCAGGTATTCTTAGTGGCTTGTCTGATGGCTTTAGTTTTTTCCAATCAGGCATATAGTAAAAAGCCTCTATTTCTCCGTCTTCGTTGCATTTCTCTGCTCTTAGTGTCTCAACGGGGAAGTGTTCTACTTTTACGACTCTTGATCTGTCCTTAGAGTAAATGACCTGCATTGTAGCACCACCCATAAGTTTTAAGTCGTAGGCTAGTTTTCTAACGCAGTCCTTAGAGAATAAAGACATCATTTGAGCGTACTGGTCGGGTTTTCTACTTGAATCAGTAGCATCTAACCCTTTACCATAAATCATCTCTGAGATACCGTTTATGATAGCGTTATTAGTCGCTGAACCGTTGTATCTGTCGATTAAGTACTGATAATAGTCGTTATCTTCACCGTAGTTTACCCAATCCCTATTCTTTTCTTCTTTAATCTTAGGTGATGTGTAGGTGCTAAAGTTTACGACTCTTAAATCGTTATGTACTTTAGGTTTTGCTCCTCTGCTCATATTATGATATAATCGTTATCGTAGGTGTCTTCGGTTTCGTAAATATCTACTACACCTTCGGCTTCCCAGTCAGTTTCTATTAAGTTCCAAATACTTGTGTCTTGATCCCAAGTTAAAGTATCTACGTTTACGCTGTAATCTGCAATATCTTGATTGGTGCAGAATATCTTGTCTTTATATATAACGCTAGAACCGTCAAATATTGTGAGTTCGTAGAAGTAAGATTCTTCTAAATCGTATACTGTAGAGAATCTGAGATATCCCTTAACTGTTGTAGTAGAAACAGAATTAATCGTAGCAACTTCATTGGTTATTTCGTTTCTTAGTTTTATAGTGATAGTAGAAGGATAACTTCTAGGTATTATCTCTAATTGCTGTGCGCTAGTGCTTGTAGTAAGAACCTTCATACCTATATAACGAATCTTAGAGTGTAATTTGCATCATAAAACAAAAAAAGGGGCATATAGCCCCCTTAATTGTCATTAATCAGTCAATTAACTTGCAGCAGATACCGCAGGTGAGATTGGTGATGCAGCCGAGTCAGTAACAGCGTCTGTCAAGAATGATGGTGGGTTTTTCTCAAGAGCCTCAAAAGTCAAAGTGAATCCTGAGTAATCTCCTAAGTTAGCACCAGTTGCAAGAGTACCTCCTGTTAAGTCAGCACCGTGTTCAAGACCTACTACCATTTGCTGACCGTTGTAATCCTCAACTACGATGTGAGGTCTAGCAGCAGCTAATAGTTTGATTTCGTCTTGAGTAGCAGAGTCTAGTACTGGAAGCTGAACACTTACAGTCTGAGTGTAGAAAATAGAGTTGTTTTCACGAGAACCGTTAATGGTGGTTTCTACAGATGACGCACCTCTTAGGTCGTACCCGTACCAAGTCCCATCAACTGCTCCACTCGTGATGGTTAGACCACCTTCTACGAAAGCTGCAAAGTAAATCTTTTTAAGACCCCCTACTGCCTTTGCACAAGGATATTGTCTACCCGTTAGTGATAAAGAACAAGCCATAGTTTTTTATAATTAAAAAAGGGCAGGCAGGCTCTGTTGGCTTACCTACCCTCTTTTGTTAGACAATTAGTTTAATTACGATGCTAAAGTAAATAGTGCTACGTCAGATCCGATTCCGTACTGTACACCTGCGGTAAAGCGCATTACTACACGTACGTTTTGTGATCCATCGATGTCAGCCATATCGATTAGCTTAACTTCGTTGTGGTCAGAAAGAAGTCCAGTACCGAAGTAAAGGTTAGATTTCTGAGCAGCTACAACGTGGTCAGTTGGCATACCTGGAGTAAGCTGAATCTTGATACCATCGAAAGATAAAGCGTTACCCATATTGTACCAAAGCGCACCTTGCGCACCAACACCCGCTGCACCTAGACCTGAAGCACCGAATCCACCAAGTGAACGTACATAGGCTTGGAAAGCGTTAGTAGGAAGGTAGATAGTTAAATCCTCTTTCCCGTAAACAGCTGAAGGTAGAGCATCTACTGTGTTTCCAAGAGCAGAGATAATGTTAGCTGAAGTGAAAGAAGTGATACCTGTGTTTACAGCGTCATTAACGTCTGAGTCAGCAGTCATAAGAACTGTGAATCCGTCAAACTCACCTGCAGTAGCGTTTACACCACCCCAAATGTTTTGCTCGTTTTTCTCAGCTACAAGTCCTGCAACGTGTCCGATAATGAAATCAGAGAAAGCAGGAGGTAGGTTATCGAAAGCAGAGTATCCCATTTGGACAGCTTCCCAATCTGAACGGAAGTCTTTTTTACAGAACTCAAGGTTTACTTGGAACTCTTCAGGTTGAAGGATTCTCTCAGTAAGAGTTACTGTAGCAGTATCAGTAAAGTCACAAGTAGCGTTTTTGATTACGTTAGAATCAGTAGCCACTTTCTTGATGACTTCCTTGTACTTTACGTTTGGTTTGATTTCGATTGCTCCTTCTTCAAGAGTTTTCGATGACAAAAGAGCAGCAGCGATATACTTGCCTGCAAACTCTCCTGCATAAGTAGTAGTAATTGATGTAGTTGTTGCCATTTTTAAAGTTGATTAATTTTTATTATTTAAAGTTTGCAAGTTTTGCTAGTACTCTGTCACGAGTTGAACCTTGTCTCTTAGTAGCGTAATTGAACACTTCTTTTTGAGACTCAGCTTCAGGGTTGTGTTTAAGAGGTTCAGCAGCAGGTGTAGCAGATAACTCTTCTTTTACTTGAGCCTCTACTTCAGCCTCAGCTTGTGCCATCTCCTCTTTGTCTTTCATTCCCGCTTTGACCTCTTCGATCATTGCTTTGATTTCGTCAATAGCAGCAGCAAACTCTTCTTTGTTTACGTATGCCATTTCTTCAGCAGCTTCTACTTCTTCTTCGACCTCTGCTTCTTCGGCTTTGATTTCTTTGATAATACCTTCTTCTTCGACTACAAGGATTCTTCCGTCTTCAAGTTCGTACTCACCTACTGGGACTGCAATTTTATCTTCCTCAGTAATGATGAATACCTCGAAATCAGGAGCGAACTCTTCAGCTTCAAGAACAGTACCATTCTCTAAAATCATTTGAGCCAATTCTACTTTAGTCTCTTCTTGCGATTCAACCTCAGCAGATAACTCAATGCCTAATAGTGATTTGATTTCTTTTAGCATTTCTGTTGGTTTCATATTAATATAACGATTAGGGGTTTTTATTTTGCATTTTTATGCTCGTGTTCTTCCGATGCCTTGTGCTTGTAGTGAGCCGTCACAACACTTGATTGAGTATTTGTTGTCTTGACAAAGACATCCTCTACGTCCACCCTTAGGACTGCTCTTACTTGGTGTCTTAAAGTCCTTATGCATAGCTTTGTGTCTTTTGTATGAAGAATATGATATCCCACACAGTTGCAGTACCACCC